TTTTGGTCACTGGCAGTGTTTTAGGCTTCCAAAAGAACTTCTTACCGATGTACTTCATACCAGTATCAAGCTCAGTTATTTGGTAGACGAACCCTTGGTAGTCTTCTAGAAAGTCTAGTTCGGGTTCGAATATTGTGTTTTCATATAACCATGTCATGCACCTACTTATAGGTGCAGTAACTTAACTCTCATCCGACAAGAGTTCTGCTTCCACATCAGCACCACACATAGGGCAATGACGCGGAATTTCATCTTCATGTCTTGCACTTACCACACTTTCGGTATCGCAGATATGACATTCAATGTTGTACTCATAATCCATTTAGGCTACCTCTGATTCTAACTCTTCCCATCCGTAGTCTTCGCCTTCCATACCTACTACGGAGTATTCGGTTACACGTTTCTCAAAGAAGTTGTCGTGCGATGCTCCATTCAGTACCCAGTCTAACCATGCCAATGGGTTTTTCTTTTGATTGAATAAAGGTTTCAGTCCCAACTGGAGTAGACGACGGTCAGCAATATGACGTATATAGTCGCGGACTTCTTTCTTGGTTAGTCCCTGAACCTCATTTCCTTTAAATGCAAGTTGAATAAACTTTTCTTCTAGTTCGACAGCGTTCTCTGCCATCTGATAGATTTTAGACTTCAACTCATCGTTGACAATCCGTGGGTGTTCGTCTGTGAACTCACGGAACAACTTTGCGTTACCTTGTACGTGGATAGTCTCATCACGGATGGACCATTCTACAATTGTTGCCATACCCTTCATCTTTCCAAAACGTTGGAAGTTTAGTAGCATGACAAACGATGCGAATACTGACATACCTTCGTTGAACACAGACTGCGCTAATGCGAGTGCTAGTCCAGTGTGAGAGTTCGTTTCACCCTCTTTCATAAAATCGATCTTGTCTGCCATTTCTTTGTAGTCCAAAAACTTGTGAAAGTCTTCGTCTGGCAAACCAAGTGTATCATTGAGAAGTGCGTACGCACGTTGGTGTACTGCTTCTCGTGCCGCAAACGATGACAACATGTTACGGACTTCATTGTTCTTAAACTTCGGTATTAGAAGTTCGTGGTAGTTCTCCCCTACCTGTACGTCTGACTGTGTGAACAATCGCAGTACGTGAGTAATAAATTCTTTCTCGGAATCTGACAGTTTGGTTTTCCAATCCTGTACGTCTTCTGACAGTTCCGCTTCATCTTCAATCCAATGGATTTCTTCATGTTTTTTAGATAGTTCAACTGCCCACGGGTATTTGAACGGCTTATATGTTTCCGATGTTTTTAGTAATGACATACTAATCCTTTATAATTTTTTGTTAACCTTCGCAGGCCCGACATTCGTCGCCACCGTCACTTGGTTCGTACTCCACCTCACCTTTTAGATGCATCATAAGATGTTCATAACCACCTATGTATTTGCCTTCTAGATAAATTTGAGGAACTGTCTCGACTTTTCTTCCTGTAACCTCTGCGGCAGACTTCTTTATCTCCTCAAGGTCAACGTAGTCGTATCCTATGCCGCGTAGTGACAGTTCCTCTGCGGCCATTTTACAATACGGACAATCCTTTTTTCCGTAAAGTATGGTACGGTTATCGTCTTGTAACGCAACCCGTTCCACTTTGTCTGATACCGTCTCCGCACGAGACTTTGCCTCTGTGCGCAAATAGTACAGACCTTTCAATCCTTTCCTCCAGGCCGTGAAGTGCACCTTGTTAACATAACGTTTCGGTGTTCCTGACGGGAAGAAAAGATTAACCGACTGACCTTGACAAATATATGGTTGTCTGTCAGCCGCGTGTGTCACTACCCAATTCTGATCCAGTTCCTGAGCAGTCTTAAATACCGCCTTCTCACCTTCGTTCAAAAACGGTAGGTGTTGAACCGAACCCTTACGGGTAATGATACTAGACCACGTAGATTCGTTGTCCTGACGCTTTTCCTTTAGGAGTTGCGTTAGGTGTACGTTCTTCACCAAAAACGAACCTGCACGAGTTCTGTGCGTATAAGCACATGCCTTCAATGGTTCGATTGATGGTGACGTGGATAAGATGACTCCTGACGACGCGTTAGGTGCTATTGCTAATAAATGCGAGTTACGCATTCCTGAACCTAAACCGTCTGAGTATTCACCCCGCTCTTTCGCAAGGAGCCGTGACTCTTCTTGTGCTTCGTTATTAATGTGACGAAACACGACTTCATTTATTTCTCTCGCTTTGTCTGATTCCCAAGCAACAAAGTGTTTCTGTAGGAGTGAATGGAAACCCATTGCGCCAAGTCCAATGCTTCTTTCACGTGTCGCCGAATAACGGGCGCGGGAAATACTATCTGGCGCATGTTCAATGAAGTATTCGAGAACGTTATCCAACATACGAATAATATCCCGCACGATACTAGTGTCTTTCCATTCATCGTAATACTCCAAGTTCAATGACGATAAACAACATACCGCAGTCCTGTCTGCAGATGTCGGTAAGTGGATCTCGTTACATAAGTTTGATCCGTGAATCCTGAGTCCCTTTTCCTTTAGTGGCATTGGGAGTGCACGATTCGCAGTATCAATAAAGTTTAGGTACGGTTCTCCCGTACGGAAACGTACCTCAAGGATTCGTTCCCATAACTTACGTGCATTGACAGAATCTTTTACGATACCGTCTTTTGGATCACGCAAGTCAAATGTTGTGTTGTTGATCACCGCAGCCATAAACTCATCGGTGATATTAATCGCATTGTGAATGTTCAACGCTTTACGTTGTACGTCACCTGTCGGTATGCGAATATTTAGGAATTCTGTAATGTCTGGGTGATGCACATCCAAATACGCCGCATAAGACCCCTTACGTGTCTTACCCTGACGATACGCAATCATATCGGCATCTACAGTGTGTAAGAAAGGAATCGGTCCTGGCGCGATGTCAGAGACCGTACGCACGTCTCCCCAATGTCCACCGACACCACCTCCCATCACAGATAACCAACGCAACTCGCTGGAGTGTTCTATTAACCCATCAAGTGTGTCTGGAACGTAGGTAAGGAAACATGAAATAGGCAGTCCACGAGTCTTCACGTCTTCTTTTGGCGCATTAGACAATACGGGTGACGCAAACATAAACCACTTCTTACTGACATAGTCATAGAGTCGTTGTGCTAGGTCAGAGTCCATCTCTTCGTGATAAGTTGACCATGCCTCTGCGGCTCTTGCGTATGCATCCTGCGGTGAATCTTCTCCCTCAATCATATAGAAATCTTTTAACATACTTACCGCATAATCGGTTAGTAGTTCATCACGGTCGTAATTCACATCTACTTTCATTTTTTATTCCAAACTGTAGAGATTATCTTCTTAACGAAAAATAACCATTTTCAAGTATTTTTGGTGCTATCGATTCGTAATTACGAATATCTTTCAGGTAGTATATATGATCTGCAGCTTTTGCCCAGAGACCATTTTTTGGATCTTTTTCAAATATCTTATACCACCTTTGCAACCATTCTTCGGATGAATCGGGATCTCGTTGTACAGTGTTGTGGACCCACTTCATGTACTGTTCATTCGTGACAACTGACACATCTAGATAGATACCTTGTTCTCGACACTGAAACTTCGCGCGAGACCATCTACTACCCATTGTGGTATCTATACACTCAGATACCAATATAATGTATGCGATGTCTTCTCTGACTGAACAATACTTGACAGTATACGCGGTAAGTGTCGTTTTGTCAAGGCCAGATATGACTTTATACGCTTTAGTATTTGATTTCAGATTATTCAGTACCGAAGACATATTATTTTGAATAATCATAAAAAGGTTCGTCCTCTTGATAGTCGTAGTTTTCTACGATCATCTGATGGTTAGTGTTCCAGAATTTTTTACAACAGTCTATGATATAATCAATCTGTTCTTTTTGATCAAACAGACCTTCCCACAAGAGATGATTTGAAAACGAGAGAGAGGGGTCTTCGGTTAGAAATCTACTGTGGTCAAAATCTTCTCCGACGTATCCCTTCATAGGAACATAGACAAGACTGGATTCTTTATATGCCGGAAGTATCATATCTGGATCTTCATTTGAGGATTCCAGTAAGATGATTTTAAAATCCAAACAGTCTATAATCTTCATGATTAAACCTTTAAGTTAATGTAGAAGTATATAGTATTTTGGAGTACTTGTAAAGGGGGGTATTAGATTTTTTTTGGTAGGATTCTGCGCAAGATCTTGACAGCATCTTTGCGCTTATTTTTACGATCATACTTTTTACGTACGATGACGGTAGAGGAATCGTCGCCTGCGCCAGGCACACCACTGGTGTTGTTGGTGATTTCTTCATCAAACTGTTTTATAAATTCTTGATACGTCTTCATTTCGCAATCTCATTTGCAGAGAACAAAACTCTGCGACCGGTTTTAATGTGTGTGCCTTCGTAAACTGGGATACCCAAGATATCGTAACTCAGGTTATTTTCTGCAACGCGAATCTTATCATCTTTTCGGACTATCTCTTCTGCTTGATCTGTCATCGTGTCGTTTTGTATGCGGTAGAGGCCAGGACCTAAATGTCCATCTGACATCACATACCACTTGGAATTCTCTAGTAGAGCTTCCATTAGATCAATACCAGTCTCTTCATGTATCTTTTGGATCTGCTTGTCGGACAGTTCGCCGTGTTCTTTGATCAACGCAAGTGCAGCACCGTATCGTGCGACAATAGATGATCCGCCAGGCACTTTCGCCATGAGTCTCTTTAGGTTGAATACAAGACGATGAAATGCGGTATAGTGTGAACGGTATGCGTCACGATTGTCCATTGTGTCCATTGAGAAACTTTTGATCTTGTTGCCATCGATGTCAATGATACCTGCTTTATATGCGCCAGTATCCTCGAACTTAGTCACGAGTAATTTCAAGAAACGAATTGTATAGACGATGTCCGCCGCTGACTTAAGGATTCCCATTAGAGTGCTCTCAATTTATCTATTACGTATTTATCCATTTCTATACCTGTGATGTCTTCGGTTCGTATTGCACGAAGAAACACCAAAAAGGGTTTAAGGGTGGTCCATTGTTCTAAAGGTATTTTAAGGGCGAGCATCTCTACTCCAGCCTCATGACCAAACACGTTGAAAATGACGATGAGGTGATTGAGTATTAGTCGCTCTGCTAGATCACCATTTTGATGATACCGATTGATTAACCGTTTAACATATTTAAATTTTTTAAGGTCGTCAAAAAACTCTTCACCGTCAATGTGTTTAGGGTTGTAGTAATGTTTGGCAGCATACACAACAATGTTATTTTTTGTTAGCTTCATGATAAAGACTTTAGAAGTGTGGTCAGATTTATTTAGACGCACAAAAAAACCGCAGTATCAACTGCGGTTTCAAAAGAATAGTTAGATTACTCTGAATCTTTTACTTCGAAGATGTAAGGTACGTCTTCTGCAGGTTCTACTACTTTAGGTTTTTTCTTGACTGGAGTAGGGTTTTTGGCTTCATGCCATTCCGCAAGCTGTTCCTTAGAGAAGTTCTGCATTTTTAGAACTTCACCAGTATATGGGTCTAACCAACCAGCCCGAGAAGGAACTGCGTTACTACACCACTTAGGAGCCTTAATCATATTACTTTCCTTTTACTGGATTGATGACTGACTTATCACCATTAGATAGATTGTCCGCGCCGCTTCGTGCAGGTGCCTGTTTCTTCACTGATTTCGCGGCCGCAAAAGTTTTAGTATGTCCATCTTCTTCATCGTCTTCATATTTCTTGTCAGACTTCTTGTGCATACCAATGACTTTCTTATCATGTTCAGAAGAATGATCATCATATTTTTCAGGAGCAAGTGCGCCTTTCTTAGGATTTGCAGCTTCAGCAAATGCCGACCACATATCTGCAAACGATCCACGTAGGTCTAGACTCTCGATCTTGGAGATCTCTGATTTCTTATCAGCGGTCTTAGGGTTTTTTTTGACAGGATTCTCTTCGTCATCCTTCGCATCGATCGCGTCGTCTGTTGCGGCACGCTTCTTGTGTAGGTATTCGTCAGAAGAATCTGTATCGCCATCATTATCGATGTCCTTGTCCTTACGATCTTTGAACTTCTTATCGTTCTCTTTATCGTCTACTGGATCAAGTTTCTTCTCAGACACTTCGTGATAACCTTTGTTATCGCAGTGATCACAGCCTTTGCCTTCACACTTAGGACATTCTTTCTGTCCTTCTTTGTAAGTTTTCTTGTCACAGGCTTCGTCGAGTTCTGTTTCAACTTCTTCATCAACAGTTCCAGACACACGCAATGCTGCGATGAATGCCTTGGCTTGTGGACCTTTAATTCCCGCTTTAGACATTGCCTTATTAATAGCACCGCGATTCCACGGTCCCATGTTTACTGCTTCCTCTAGAGTTTCCTCTACCTGAGGCTCGGAGACCATTCCCAAATACGCCTCCATAATTTTAGTGATATCTGACATTATAGTCTCCGTTGTTTAATTACGCGTCAAAAAACATTTTGACGACTACACCAGCAAAGACGGTCGCAGATAATGTAATAATGTATTGCATTACTTTAACGGTCTTTCCTTGTTCTTGAACATTATCCTCGATCTCATCTAGTCTAGAAGAAAAACGGTTCATGCGTTCAAAATGTTGCGAGTTCGCTTTTTCAATATTAATAAGTTTTTCTTCTGCCCGAGCGAGATCTATCATTGCATCGGAAAGCTTGTCTATCTTGTCCTCGATTCTTGCGAGGCGTTGTTCTTCACGTTGCACATGCTCATACAATTCTTTATTTGTATCTGCCATTTTCGATCAGCCCATTTGTGTTGATGATATAAGTCATATGTAATATAATTTTATATAATTATTCTATGTTGACTTATGATTTAGGTTTGTATCTATTTATAACTAATCAATTACCATGCGCGACACGACCAATAACGTGCCTTCCACTTCGGGCCAGGGTCTGCACAATTGTGCCTCGCCCTGAAACTTTTACGACGAGCCGGGTTGTCTTTCTTAATGGTCATATTCGGATCTCCGAATGAAACCTTGACGACATTACCTGACTCATTCTTGGTATATACGTAGAACTTCTTAGAACCACCACGTACAGGTTTATTCAGAGTAACGGTCTTACCCTGATGTTCTGCTTCAGTGATTTCGAGTTCTTCGTCAAGAGACTTACATGCCTCACAACATCTTTCTTCTACATACTGTTTAAACTTTTTCATTTTGAAAGTAATGCCTTTGCCTTGGCACTATCGTGGAAAGCGAATGTATAAGACTTACCGTCTTTTTCGTCCTTGACCACATAACCAGATTTGGTCATCTTAGTGATCTTACCCATTCTCTTATCGCCATTCTTAGGTTCGTAGAAATCAACACCTCTTCCAACATTGATTGAGTTCTTTGTCTCTGCGCCCATGCCTTTAGTTGCAAGAGTTCGGTAATTTTCAACAATAGGTTCAACTTCTTCACGCATAAGTTGACCACCTTTCACTCTGAATCCGTTATCCTTTAGGATCTTAGTGATGGTAGTTTTCATTGTGAAGTCGTCCATGTCTTTCAACATCTTGGTCAAACCCATGAATGCTTTGTCTTGGACATTGACGTTAGAGTTATTGTGGATCGCACGAACGTATGCCGCAGCCTTCTCGTATTCAATACCCTTACTCTTGTGCTTCAAGAGTTCTTTAGACATCTTCATGAAGTCTGGAGATTCGTTAATCTCTACGGATTCCATATACTCTGATGATTCGATGTAAATTCTGCGGTCCAAAGGAGCGCGCTTGCGAAGTTCTTCTTCCGCCCAGTCTGACAACCACCTAATTTTTGCTTTCGCTACTATCTTCAATTCAAGTTTACTCAGATCAGCAATCATATCCTTTCCTTTCTTCTTATAAGGATTATCATCTCTTACTGTCTTAATCTTGCCGAACATTTTTCTCATTTGAGCAATCTGTGCAGGTGTCAGCTTAGACACTTCTATTTCTTTACCACGTAGAGTCCACTTTACTTCTGTCAAATGTTCTTCGCCAAGTTCTACTGATTCGTTTGCTTGTTGAAGTGCCGCTTGTACTGCCTTGTGCTTAGACAGACCTTTCTTCATTTTCTCAATCTCGCGAACAGCACCTGTCATATTACCGCCCATTTTTTCGGCAGTTTTGATTGCTTTGATAAGTAGGTTTCGGTCAGCAATCTTGTTATGAATTCCCATATCAGAAAGTTTTGCTTCTTCTATCGACTCATTGGTACCTAAAATCTTATATGATTTAATACTCGCAGCCATATTACCTAGCGCAAGAGTAGCGTCCTTACCATTACGACTGTATAGATGGTACTTACCTCTGCCATCAATGGTCATATTAACCTTGTCGACATTGTACTTTGCACTACGGGATGTACTCTTTACAGTGAACACTCGCTTCTGACTAGAACTAATAGAAGAACCGAAATCAATCTCAATTCGCATTCCCTTCTTTAACTTATCAAAGTCAGACCGTGATACTGCTGCCTCTGTTAGATCAACTGGTACTCTGGATTCTCTCAAATCATTAAAAGTTTTCACTTTAACTTCCTCTTGATGCGCCTCGAAATACTTTTGATTGTGCGCGGTTTGTATTATTTAATTTAAGACTAGGTCCTTGCGGGCCCGCCATGTTAAACTTGTTATTTTCAGAACTAGTAGACTGCAATCTTTCTCGTTTCTCTTGAGACATCTTTTTGTTGCGAGGTTTCTTAGTCTTACTCATATTTATTCCTTATTTTACTTTGTCCTGTCGTCGACGATCTCGGGCCATTCGCAACCAGTCTTTTGATGCACGACTGTTATGTTGTCTGACCGCACTGAAAATCTTTTCAGACTCCGCTTTTGCTTTTCTATATTTAGGGTCTTTCTTTACCGAATCAGGAGTCAACCCTGTAGAACCCCTAGGAAACTTTTTAAGTTTATCCGCCGAGACTCTTTGCATCTTATCAAGTTCTCGTGACTTATTATACCACGCATCAAACTGGTCGTCAGTAGATTCTACTGCGTAACCCATCTTCTTCAATTCTGCCTTGGAGAAGGATGGTGGTGGTTTACTGAAAAAGTCAGCCGACTTCTTGATCCTGTCTAGTTTCTTTTGAGACCCAAGACCATGTTTAGCCGCACGTGCGGAAAGACGGTCTTGTGCAGACCGCCTTGCTTCTCTTATTTCAGTAAACTTTTTCATGTTATCCTACTGCGACCGATTCACCGAACTTATCATATTCACCAGCATCAAACGCGGTTAGTTTGGTTGGTTGCGCAGATAGATCACTGGCATCGTAGACATAGACTGAACCACTTCGATCTCCATTGTCGTCGTCCTCTTCGGCACCAACAACAATAGTATTACGGAAAGCATCAAGAGAACCTCCGAATTTATCACCCGAAGCACCATCAAACGCAGATAGTTTAGTCGGTTGAGCAGATAGATCATTTGCATCATAAACGTATACTGAGCCAGGTCCAGGCCACCCCGCATCACCTTCATACCAAGCACCCACAATAATCTTATCAGAGGTGGTAGCAACCGTAATCCCGAAGTTATCATCCGAAGTACCATCAAACGCGGTTAGTTTGGTCGGTTGCGCAGATAGATCATTTGCATCATAAACGTATACTGAACCAGAGTTATCTCCGTTGTCGTCGTCATATCTCATTCCAACAATGACCTTATCGGTATTTGCAGAAACCGATTCACCGAACTCATCATACGCAGCACCATCAAATGCTGTTAGTTTAGTTGGTAGAGCAGATAAATCGTTAGCGTCATAGACGTATACTGAACCAGATTCAGCTCCAAGATCAGCATCTTTTCTCGCACCAACGACTATTTGGTTGGCAGTAGCAAAAACTGAAAATCCGAATTGTGCATAGGTGTCATCATCAAATGGTGTTAGTTTGGTTGGTTGCGCAGATAGATCATTTGCATCATAAACGTATACTGCTCCAGCAGCTGCTGGGCCCTCATGGACTGCGCCAACAACAATTGTATCACCGAAAGCGGACACCGACCATCCAAATGTATCATGACCAGAACCATCAAATGCTGTTAGTTTAGTTGGTAGAGCAGATAAATCGTTAGCGTCATAGACGTATACTGAACCAGAGTTAACACCATCGTCGTCATCACCTGGCACACCCACAACAATCTTGTCGTCAGTAGAAGCAACTGAGTAACCGAACTTATCGCTTCCATAACCATCAGATGATGTTAGTTTGGTTGGTTGCGCAGATAGATCACTGGCATCGTAGACATAGACTGAACCTATTTCGCCATTGTCACGTGGTACACCAACAACTACCCATTTTGCTGGTGCAGGAGCTGGTTCCGGTGCTGGTTCTGGTGCAGGAGAAGCACCTGCTAGTGGCGCAGAAGGTACAGTGAAGTCCTCTGTGTAGACTGCAGTACCGTTGACGATACGCAGATCTGCAATTTTACCATTGAAGTAACCAACATTTCCATGTGGACTACCACCTACGTAAACGCTTGATCCAGTGAAGGCATTAGATGTTGTGATCGTTCCTACGTTGACGCCATCAACAAATAGTTTAGTAACGTAACTAGAATCTCTAGTAAATGCAACATGATACCATCTATTATTTTCAAGAGATCTTCCGTTAAAGAACCTATTATTTGCTGTTGTTATCTCCAGATCAGACTTAATATCAATTCCGTCAGCATTTACGCCACCAGTTCTGTTGTTGAACATGTATCCAGCATCGCTTTCACGGTACATCCAGAATTCTACTGTAAATTCTACTGCGCCAAGACCATCGGCAACGGTCATTGAAACCATATCACCGCTACCATCGAACGCGATCGACTGTCCAGTACCGTATGGCGAAGAGTCTGCAACGGTCGTATCACCGTGCACAGAAATAGACTCAACACTCTGAGATGCATCAAGGATAGTCCCGTTGCTGCTAGATAGTAGTAGCGATGTGCCTGGAACTGGTTCCGGTGCTGGTTCTGGTGCAGGAGCTGGTTCTGGAGCTGGTGCGCCTAATACTTCGATTTCAGAAAGACCAATATTTGAACCTTCTGCAGTATCGATAGTAAATCTAACCCAATATACTGTTTTAAAATCAAATTCTACTAAAAGACCTGAACTGGAAACGGGTCCGACAGAAACCGTACTTCCGTCGCTGAAAGAAAGAGTTCCGGATAAAATATTATCTGTAGTGTTGGTCCTATCCCATAGTCTTACTGAATTAACAAGTTGATCCGTCGCCCAGTCTAATTGTATCCAAGCGCCATTTAGTTCTCCTGCTGTCGCCCATTCTCCGGAGTTGTGAACTCCAATAATTCCGTCTACTGCATGAGAGCCTGGATAATTAGAATCGTGTTCAGATGATACGGTCACGACCGCCGAGTTTGCGATATTTGCAGTTTCAGGAGCTGGTTCCGGTGAAGGAACTGCTGGTGGCGCGTCTGCGTCTACTCCAGTGACTACTGCACCCGCACTAAAGATTGATCCCGATGTAATTTTAGTTGCCATTTTTATGATTCTCCATCAACGAATACTTGTAATCCGTACATTTTAGCTTGTTTTATTTCGCCACGAGAACTGAATAATACAAATCGCCATGTAGATCCTGGCGATACATAATTATTATCATACACTAAATTATCATCGATGTAATATTCATATCCATCGGAATTGAATTGAATTTTATGTGTATGCCACCCACCGTTACTTGTTTTATCAAACCAACCAGCAGGAACGTGAGCATAACTATTCCCTTGTGCAATATAAAAATAATCCATATTTGCATCACTAAAATCAACAAAGTTGGCATAACTAGTGGAGTCGTAACTTCCTATAAAGTTCCAAAATTGTTTCCATCCGCCACTAACATTCTGTGTCATATATTCGTCGTTGTTTACAAACTTAATTGTAGTCCCTTTTTGGTATGGGTTTTGCGACAGAGTAAGTTGTACTAAGTTATTTTTAAAACTATAATGACTGTCAGCAATTCCATCGTCCAAACCTAGAACTGAAGCCGAAATACCTGCGTTGGACGGATGAACATCTCCCCATATTTGAGAGAAACTGCGATCAGTATTTGCATGAATATCATAATGAAGTGTGACATTAGGACTTTCGTGTGCGAGTGAGAAAGGTTGTCCTACTTCAGTGCTCATGAACATAACATCACCCATGCTATAGGTGTATTCAAAGCTAGATGTAATAGAAGTTGATGACCCTTTGGCGTCTGTTGCAATAAATTCTATTTGGAACGTTGCGCTTTCTTCGCCTGGAGTGATTGTAAATACGTTGTCAGATTGAGACACGGAGATGCCACTTAAATCTCCAGATGTTAAAGAGTGAGACCAAGTAATATCATCACCATCTGGGTCTGTTGCCGATCCCGAGATGATAAGATCTTGATCTTGAGTTAGAACATATGATGAATCTATCCCAGATAATACCGGAGATCTGTTCCCAAGTTCTGGGTCAAAAGTAACGTTTCCGAATAGTGATGTGCCTGGTCTTAATTTGAATCCCATTTTAGTTTCCGTTATCTTTAATTAGATTACGCCAAATCCTTATCGTGATTTAGGCCGCCTTTTTTCTTTTTAACAATGAACGCGTTGACTCGCGCCATTCCCCATTGTTGCGGTGTGGTGCCAGGCCGATGTCCCGTCTTCCACGCGGCAACTCCACGATTATAAACTTTTCTCAAGGTATCTGGTGAGATACCTGACTTCTTCGCCTTCGCAGCGATACCGTCCGGACCTTCGTCCAGATCAATACTATCATATACTGAATATCGTTTTTCGTCAAGATAGTTCTTAAAAGATATCATGCCAATTTCCTTATCATTCCCGCAAGTACCTTTGGGTCAATATCTAGACTGAACTTGCGAATAGTATCTGCGGCCGCATACTCCGGAGATGTGTACTTACCCTTTTGCATCTCACGTTTAATGTGTTGCGCCACTTTTCGATATTTGTCTTTATTTATAGTTTTTGAACCGACACGATTCATTAAATCGGTCACCCAGTTCTCAATTAAATCGGTGCTTTCTGGTACACAGTCCGGTACCATCTTCTTACCCTTCTTCTTCATACCGACTTGTTTGTAACCGTCCCAACAATCCTCATCGTACATATCTTTGAACGACTTGGTATACTTGGATGGTTTAGTCTTAGCGGTCTTATCGCCAGGCGCAGGTTTATAGGCAGACGAATCGTCATCGTCTTTCTTACCGTGCTTCTTGAAGTGCGCATCGCGCTTTGCTTTGGTGGACTTTTTCAGTCCGGCGTGGTATTTTGCTGGTTGTGTACCTTCGCGGTCTTTGATGTCTGGATCTTGTTTCTCAACAAGGTCGACAGCATCTAACCACTTTCGCATTTTCTTACCATCGTTAGTTTCAACGATGACATAGTTTGCACCTAGGATGGATACAGTAACAATCTCATCACTTTCTTTGATTACTACTGTATCACCAACTCCAAACAGTTCACCCGAAACATATTGTTCACGAGTTTCTGATACTGTTTCTAGTTCTAGGTGATTACGGAATTCGCTGGCTTCCTTGAGTCCCATACCTGTACGCACGTCGTTGAATAACTTACGTGTGTCTGGGTTTGACATAGACTTAGGAACGCCCTGAGAGAATGCAACGAAGTCATTCTTTGACGCGTTCTCTCTTTGTTTAGAGGCAGACATGCCCTCTACTCCAGCAGAATCTGGATCTCTCTTTCCTGCAGATACTATCTTAATGCTTTTAAAATTGTAAAAACCATGTCTTGCTTTCTGTCCGTTGTACTTGTTCAACAGGACTTCGAATTCTGTAATACGATCCGCACCGACAACCATTGTGACTGACTTGTAACCTTGGTTGTACAGTGTGACCATTGCGTCGATAGCGGTCTTGACAGACTTATCGACCATGACGTTCCGTGCATGTTTTGGAAACATCTTACGAGTGTGTTTGATTTTGTCGGTATACGACAAGGGATTCTTTTTCGCGTCTTGGGATTGCGACACAAAGACTTTGTAGTCAGATTTGCCTGACTTCTGCGATAACGAATCCATCACCTTACCATGTCCTACGGTAGGTGGATTCATACGCCCGAATGTAAAGTAGACCTCGCGTTCTTCTTCAACGAGGTACTGACTGAAATTCTTAATCACTTTTCTGCGCCGCCTTGTCTCTTAGCTCTCTTTCTATCTATCTCTTGGCGACGAACCGTTTTCATCAACTTACGTGACTGACGGTCTATTCGTGATTGCACGGCAGGTCTCGCTAAACGCTTCTCGATTTCTTTCTTACGAGCAATAGACATATCACCTTTGTCTTGACCTTTGGTGATTTTCGATACCATCGCCTTTCTTGCTTGACGACGTGCCCGTTTCTGAAGAACTTCTTTCGAAGCCATCTTACGTTCTGCGCGTTTGCGACCTAGTGCAATACGAGTTTTATTCTTTTTCATTTTCATAGCGAGCTTGCGACGTTGGGTCGCATCAAGCACTTCGCTTATGAACTGTTTAAACGATAGCATAACTATCTTATCCCCTATTGGTTTATTCCATGTTATCTACGGGCTGAATCCCAACCCTTTAATATATCAGATGAAAAGTTGTTGTATGAAAATTCCATACGGTCAACCAATTTCACCGCGTCACCACCAAGTGTATCAATTGCAACGTATCCTTCTTCACCAGTCACTTTGTAACCATTAGAAGTTTTCACGAAAGTATCAATCGATTTAAGTTTGTCCAAACTATTTATAAGTTTTAATTTCACTAATACGATCAATTTTTGCAACTCAAACATTTTTACTAGATTTGCCTTGTTTGTATCGGAGAAAAACTCCATCTCATCCTTCATTTTAGCAATCCAATTGTCCTTACCTCGCTGAGATTTCTTACTTGCAATCTCTTTTGCGTAGTAGGCTTGTCTGTTACTTATCAGTCCGTTAACGTGCTTTCTTGAGTCCGGAAGTACTGTACCCGCACGAACGAATGAGTTATTGTATGTCTCGATTGACTGTGCGAACTCGGGGTTGTCCGCGACATTTTTCAAGGTAGTTGCAGAAGTCTGTTTGAATAGACGACCTATCTGTGTTAGTAAATCATTGACCGATTTGGTTTCACGTTCGGACATTGTAGCATTAGTTGCGTCTTTCAACATTGCATCCTGTGACCATACGTTGCGAGACTGTCGCAACTTACTGACATCAACACCGTAGTCCGCTTTCATGTTCTCAAAAGATGTACCAGTGTATGTTGTGTGCCATACGATACCGATCTTAGCAGCACGTACTTCTTTCGCTTGGTCATAGGGTACCGCATATGCGATTGTGTTTGGGTGAAACACACTATACTTCTGACCGGCAATGGTCTTAGTAGTGACATCTCCGTCACCGAATAAAAAGTCACCTTGTATGACACCCTTGATTCCTAGGGATGGTAAATACTTGAGTGCGTCTTTCAACTTAGAGTTTAGATCACCTGACGTGTCCGCGTCGATGTCTGCGTCGGTCTTGTAGACCTTTGGGTTCTTGTTGAAGATACCTTTCTTAGCAACGAAGAACTCGCCGTCTGACGGATCAGTACCACAGAAGATCGCGGGCGCACCGTCCCACTTTACAGAGATACGACCCTTTGATGTGCCAGATAGCATATCACGCAATCCACGCAGAGCATTGATCGCCTGACGTGTGCCGTCAACTCCACCGTAAAGAACTTTGTCCTCAATGTGAGTCATGTGAGTGTTCTTCTGTTCGGTGATAAACCCTGCAAAGTTTTCCATTACCATGCGACTCAATCTCCTTTCCTTTTAATGTACCAGATAGTACCGGACGAATCGGTGTCGGAATGTACTCTGTATTTGTTACCTACTGCCTTTTTAACAAGACGACCATACAGTCTCTCACGACCTTGCAGTCCGGTCTTCTTGACACTCTTGTCCTTGGCAGCAGATAAGTGCATATACTTGGGGTTTTCCATTTTAATGAACTGAGTGATCATTTTCATAACAGTCGCCATGATACGTAATGCATCACCTTCACCCGTCACTTTTTGTTCACCATTACGTTCGAAACTAATCTCCCAATCTATGTACTCGTCTTCATCCTCGTGTTCGTCACCTTCAATGTTTACATTTAATTGACCACCATCATCGAGTTTGACTGAAGCACGATATCCCTGTCTCCCATCCCTCTTTAACTCAGCAGGATATGGGTTGTTTAGTGTTTCTTGAAGTTTTGTAAATTCTGTAAATTTTTTCATTATGCAACCTTTAAAAATGGACCAGCAGAATCATATTCTTTCTTGGCACCATAGTATAATACTGTTAAAAATTCTTTTAGTTTTCCTTGACGATCAATAGAAACAAGAATTTCTACCCAACGAAAACACTGTAATTTAGCACTCAGCTGAGATGCAGTGCGATCATTGGACTTTTCTAGTATTATCGCCTTACGAAGAGTGGTTTCCCAGTTGTCTTCGCCCCAATCAATAGATTGTCCACCTATCTTTTTGTTTTTTATTCTACTGTATTGAGATACATATTTTTTAATATCATTTTCTGTCCACTTACCCACCTTTGGCAGTTGCGTGCCCATAGTTCGAGTAAGTCCCAATGGAGTTAGATAAGGTCCGATTGCCTTTGTTGAAGAAACCTTTCCCAGTTTAGCGGCTGCACCTTGACCGGTCATGTCCATCTGAGTTGATTCTCTTTTACCTCCAGAGAATGCACGTATCTGTGTGTTAACAATAGAACCTTTTACGTTTAACTTAAAAGACATCTCACCGGTATTAAACTCATTATCCGAATTCAAATCTAAATCAAATAGAATGCTATTTGGAACGATAGAAATGTCAATGTCGTTATCTCTTGCTGTCGCATTGGTCAATTCAATAACCCTAACTTGACCACGTGAAAGTTTTTTGAGAGATATCCCAATTAGTTCTTTACTTGCGAGTTTACTTCTCATGTATTCATTCAAAGCATCTAGTCGTCTGTCGGCATCACCCGACATATCACCAATATTTTTTATTTCTCTTTTTATTTCAATTTCTTTTGTTTTTTTAACCGCATATATGTCCGCTGGATTCCAAGAATCTTTTGTTCTCACACCACATTTTTTATTTGCTATATCTTCAAGGTATAGCATTATCCCATCACCACGGCTAAACACATATCCCTTTTTACCTATCCAACTAATGATAGACTTTGCTTGGTTCTCAAATGTTTTAGTCCATAACTCGCTTACGCCAGGATATACTTCCAAAACATCTGATTGTTTTGGAAACTTTCTGTTTTTCATATAACTTTCACAATATAGACGGGTGCAGTTTTCTTGCATTTCAGTTTCGACAGCGTCCGTACCTACTCCGGCCCCAGAACCATTACCAAAACTAATTTCTAACCCCTTTACATCTATCCCCTTGGACTTTAGGTGTGTCTTAACCTGAGCGATAGTTGTAGTGTCACCAACCACCCTAGGTATCTTTATTTTTTGGTATTGGGTATTTGGATCAAGAATAATACCTTCACCATACTTATCCATAACCGCTTCATATATTAGAGCGGCATCACCAGCATTCTTTTTATTTTTTTTAAATATCTCTTCAGACGATTCTGGTCTGTAATTAAAAGCCACTTAGTATCCTCCGTACTCATTATTGAGTATAACAGATACTATTTATATGTCAAGGGCATTTCCAGAATTTTCTTCATTATATTGCGCAATTGTGTCGCGAAGAGGACGCACCCAGTTATCACGGTGCTCTACAAAGATCTGTGGTTCGTGGTTGTCTACGGATATGATGGTGACAAGTTGAGTGATAGGACGACCAGTGCGTTCTTCCCACATGATTGCGTAGGCAGACTCTTGCATGAAGTAGTTCTTAATCCACTCAAGGCGTTTGGGTTTCATAGAGGTTTTAAAATCGATGATAGATAACTGACCATCAAACTCAGCAACACAGTCCACACGGCCAGCGACGCCCAAATGGTTCGAGTAGAGTGGTGCCTCCTGTGCATATACTCTGCCAATACGATCATCGAGAATGGGCTTAAGATCAAGGAAACTACTAATAATATCTGGAGTATATCCATCTTTGAAACTCTCTTCATTGTTGATGTATTTCTCAATGATTTCGTGGACAGATGTCCCACGGGTAGATGCGCGGTGAGAAATACGATTTGCTTCTTGATGCCCAACCCTTTTACGCCATTTGGCGATGGAGTCGCGAGACAGGATTGAAAGCACTGTAGTGATTGAAGGTAGATTGATACCTTCGGGGGTTTTATATTGACGACCCTTGTCCGTAGTCACGGCAGCCATCTCATTTAGTTTCACAGGAACATGATTAAAATTCATCGTCTATATCTCTTCTTTCTTTAGTTATTGACCACCATGCAAAGAACAGAAAAATGTATGGTAATGAAAGTAGAATTATAACAGAATAACAAAGGTATGTCAACACTTTTCTCACATTTTATAAAAAAAAAGATCCCCACTAGTACGGAGCCCTTATTAGACACTTTATGAAGTGGTGAACCTTGATTTGGATTACCGGCATTTTTAACATGCACGTTTGAGAGATCGTAATCAACAAATTAGTGCGCAATGCGCAATGTTCACTCTAGTGTCGGGCCCCGTACGTAGTAGGGGAAACTTTAGGAAACTGGTGGAGCTAGAGGGAATCGAACCCCCGACCTACTGGATGCAAACCAGTCGCTCTCCCTACTGAGCTATAGCCCCTATAGTTCCTATTTATACTTTAGTCACACCCAAGTTCTTGGCGCGATATTTCATCGTTGTTGACAGGACAGTTACCACTTGGTAATGACTCTGGCACATATCGCATCAACTCTGGATCATGCAAACTGTTCTCAAGGAACGCAACAAGGTTTGCAATCTCATCTTCAGTCAAGTCTAACGGTGTGAACCGATAGTCAAGGTTGTATGTCTCTACTTCTGGGTGTTGTGGTGTTGCCGCAACTTTGTATCTCACAACTTCTTCTACACTAGCGAATGATGCGCCATGTCCAAATACAGTAGTATCTATAAGATTGTAAAGTGGTGGTACTTTGAACGCATACTTCTCCATCTCATCACCAGTGAAACCACCACGACCTTCTTTAGTCGCTTGATTGACTTCACCGACAATTTCATCTTCCCACATATCTAAGTCGTGGAATCCGACAGTCATAAACATTTCGTCAGCCATCGCGCCGATCGGTGATGACAAGGCAGGTCCGTTGTGACACGAGTGACAGTTACCTTTACCAAAGAACACTTCTGCACCGTTGACTTCTTCAGTAGTCATCGCATCTACGTCACCCTTCAAGTATGCTTGGAATGGTGCTTGGTTCGCAAGAATGGTGCGTTCGTATGCGGCAATCGCTAGTGCAGTTGCCTCTAACATATCGTCGGGTTCTGCAATACCATACGCAGCCTCAAACATCTCACGATACAAGTCATTGGTGCGCAGAATAGAATCTTCAGTATCACCCATGCGATGCACACCTAGACCCGCAACTGCTTGTGTCTCTAGACCAGCGAAGTTACGAAGGTTTGCTTCTTTAGGAGTGCCTTCTGTGAAGTGACGATCTGGATCAATACCGACGTTTACATTACCAGCGATGACGTTACCGAACTGACCATTCCACAACATCACTTCTTGGTATGCGGTGTTCAATACTGTAGGTGACGTAACAGGTTGTACGTCGATGTCTTCTGGATTGACACCAGCTGCAATCATGCGGTGATCGAAACCGACACCACCCTCACCGATACCCTGACGAATACCAGACTTGAATCCGTTCTGTGCATTGTGACATGATGCACACGAGAATGTTCCGTCCATACCCGCGATGTTGCCGTCAGTGATGCCAGTCTCATGATAGATTAACTGACCTAACGCAACTTTCTCTGCAGTAATAGGGTTACTGGGATCTTGCGGAATGTTGTCAAAGTCATCACTCTCTGGGAGAATGTACTCTTCATAAGAACCGATCGTTGATGTAGCGTTAAGCAACGTGAGTAGATTGTCACGTGCCTCAACTGCAGGGTCAACAGGAGTTACGGTTGGGGGAGTTACGACTACGGGATCGGGTGCGGGTGCGTTATCTGCACCACCAGAACATGCACTTAAAAGTGCAGTAGATACAGCTATTGTCAGTAGTTTCTTCATAATATAAGAGCCTCTCAAATACTCTTTTTCAATTTAGAACAGAATTATATAATAGTCAGATGGTGTTTGTCAAGCTTTTTTCAAATTATTTTATAATCTTTCCTGGCGTACCCATCATAACTTTGAACAACATGGTTCCTCCGAAGTCTCGTAGATAACCATAGTCGATCAAGTAAGGATATTTCTCAATGGTGGTTTTGGCGTCTGCTGGCCAATCTTTCTTAGGAGTCCCCTTGATAGGGATGATCTTATCTTTTGGATCTAGTGCCTGCACATCTTTAGGTAAAATGAGAAACTGTTTGATCACATCTGGTGGAGTCACCTTCAGTGCAGTACCAAGTGCCGCCTTACTCTTCTCACCATATGAACGCTTTAGTTCGTTTGCCATCATGTTCTTGATGCGCATCTTACCTTCGTCAGAACCATCGGTCGCAGACGCGACAGACTTTCGTCCACCCTTGTCTTTGTAGATAGTTACTGCGACAGGTTTGCCTTTCACTGTTCCAATCTTCCAGAACGGCAACGACATCATCGCTTCTTTCGTTTGGAATCCGTTACTCTTGATACCACCGATCGGAGCATATGACTTCTGTATCATATCCCATACGGAATCAATATAGTCTGATTTCTTAGGATCATCATTGATTAGGTTGACGAACCCTTCGTTCAAATATCCCTTAAATGTCAGCAAGTCCGTAAACCTCTTCGGCGATGTTATAGAAAGTTCGAATTTCAACTATCGCTTCAGTTAAGTTAGTGAATCGGTGGCCACCAGTCTCATAGACACGACAGTCGTAATGTTCTGCGTATCTATTTATAGTTTCTTGCGCGTTGATAACATCATCATCCATCGCAACAAGAACAAGTCCATAACCACCGACAGCAAACTCAGGGAATGCACTCACAGTCTGCCAAGTCAATTCATACTCGCGACCATAGTAGTCAGTGCCAGTACCGACTCGATCCATAAGAGTTTCATGGGGTCGTATTGCAGGGTTGATTGCTACGAAAGGGATGCCGAGTTCGGTACCTAGATGACTGACACCGTAACCACCCATAGAAGTACCAACGAGTAAGTCGGGTTGATACGCACTAATCTCTTCAGTAAGTTGATCGAATACACGTTGATGTCCGTCGGCCCAAGTCACAGTAATACCGTGCACTTCACCTAACTCAGACAATGCTTGTACTTTGTCGCTAGTCGGATCGAACTTAGAACCCCAACCGTGGACATAAAAAATCTTGATCACTTGAAACCTCTCTCACATTTCAGAAACAAGTATACTATATGATCGTAGGGTTGTCAACACTTATTTTGAAAAAAAGTGAAAATAAATGGCGGTGGGCGTAGGATTCGAACCTACGGAACCTCTCGGTTCAACGGTTTTCAAGACCGCCGCTTTCGACCACTCAGCCAGCCCACCTAATCTTATGACTTGGGTTCTTGATAGAACCTTTTAGAAACTGCGTCCCACTCTTGTGGAGATGCATCATTCAATCGTTTGTTTGTCTCGACCAATTCATTAGGCAGTTCCGGAGTAGTTCGTGTGTTCTGATATTGATCAACACTTTCCGTCAATGCCTCGAAGGTCTGATTTAACTCTTTGATACTCTGTTGCAATCTCTGCAACTCTGCAATGAAACTCATATTGTCTCCGTAATGAAAAAGGGGAGTTGCCTCCCCGTTTGCTCTACTGGGCACCACTGATTCAATTATTTGTAAAGAGGAATCAGACCCTTTTTGCAAGGATGTCTTCGAATGAAAGACTTGTGTATTTAGACACGCCGAAACTATGGTTATTATACCAACGTTCTCTCGCGCCGTACTCTGTCATTGAGTAGGTCAATCCTACTTGTAAACCTTTGTAGAAGATTTTCCATTCGTGTGTCATAACATTTCCTTATTGGTCGGAGATGTAGGATTCGAACCTACGACCCTTCGCTCCCAAAGCGAATGCGCTACCAGACTGCGCCAATCTCCGTTAACTGTTTGAAACAAACTCGTTGATGATTTTTACCCTTTCCATGATATCTTGCATAGTAGGGTATGTCGGAAACTCTGGGATGGTATCGACGCCACCAGTTTCAATCAAGACTTCTCGGCGATTTACTTTAGCCCAGTACTCGTCTGTTAGGACATTTCTTGCTTCGTTAAATATTTGGAACCGAAGTTCATATGGATTTGGATTAGACATAAGTGTCTCCTGTTGTGTGTGTTTGTGTGTTGAGCAGTTTTTCACATACTCAGGTGACGGGCGTAACGACCAGTGCAAGTTTAAAGTCATTCCGAGACTAATTGGTGGGGAGAGGTGGATTCGAACCACCGAAGCTCTCGCGTCAGATTTACAGTCTGATCCATTTGGCCGCTCTGGAACCTCCCCCGATGTTTAGTCGAGAATAATCTCCTCGCGCTTCTTCTTAGCACCTTGCTTAATTCCAAGGGCGATCTCAAGAATATCGATCTCCTTGTCCTTACGCTTCTGCCACTGTTGCTCAGTGCGTCCTTTCTTCTCAAAGAACTTTGACTCTGTGAGTCTCTCTAGTGCGCCTTCACGGCGACGGCGATCTTCTGCCTTACCTCTCATAAACTATCCTCATTTCCTCATTATAAAATTGGCGGAGCGGACGGGACTCGAACCCGCGACCCCCGGCGTGACAGGCCGGTATTCTAACCAACTGAACTACCGCTCCAATAATTATGGTTTCAATCCTTTTTTACCTTGGTGGTATCTTCCCCAGATACAGTGAGCAACTTCATGCCCAATCAACTCTGGTTCCCATTGCCACTCAGGGTCTTTAATATAAACTGTACACTCACCTGTTGACGGAATCCATAGAGTAAACGCACTCACCGAATCCCACTTTACACCTAACTTTTTCTTACGAGCAGAGTTGTACTCAGCTTGGTTCTTCAACAAAACAAAGTTAACCTTTGGGCTTAGATTCTCATATTCCTTTACAAGGAACTTAAAGTCATCCGCACCATAACGATATGTGTTAGTTACACCACTTGAGGCACAACCGCCTAAAACTAAACTAACTATTATCGTGAACGTGTAACTGAATAAGCGCATAATGCAAAACCTTCATTAGATCTTTTCGCGCATCTTTATCGGTTCCTTTCTTACCGTACCGTTGCGCATACTTTAAAACATTACCGATACAGAACCCTGTACCATGACCGCCATCAATAATGAATTCAGTCGCCTGAAACTTCTCTTTGGCATAGTGTTGATTATATGTAGCATCCACATAAGACTTGAATTCCGCAATCAACTTGTCTTCGTTGAACTTGTAGTCGATACCAGCAAGTTCTAGTGTGAACTTAGGAATCTCTTCTTCTGTGACGTAACCGTCAGCTCTTAAATCTTTTACGTTTTCCATCACCACTCCCTCAAAATAGTTGTTGCAATCATAAATCCAGAAACGGTGTTCAACATAATCAACGCACGGTCTTTCCAGATAACAGACACCCAAGTCCATAGTATAATACCTGCGAACCCGATTGTCAAGTCATACATGCGATAATCTGGTCCTGCAGAACGCATCGCTAGTGACGCAAGAATAAGAATCGACGCAGTCCACTTTAAATACCAATCGAAGTTTTCGGGCCACCATTCCCGATCTGGTTTGTTGCGACCGTCTGCTCTCACCATCGGGTCACCGCGTCCTTGTTTAGGGGGCATAACTACTCTCACTTGATCATAATATTGGTGCGAAAGGAGAGACTCGAACTCTCACGCCGTGAAGCACTGGTACCTAAAACCAGCGTGTCTACCAATTCCACCACTCTCGCATATTGGCTGGCAAGGCAGGGCTCGAACCTGCGACCAGATGATTAACAGTCATCGGCTCTACCAACTGAGCTACTTGCCAAAAACTTTATTGATTTATATATAACTTCACTAAACTAAAAAAACATTGTAACATGATTAAGGACCGTTTGTCAACAGCCCTAAGATCTTTTTATGCCGCCTCTTCATCTTTTGGGATTGATGTGCGCAAGTAACCCAAGACGTTTTCAGGAGTCGTAGTTTCATAGGGATCATCGTCCGCATTGTCTCTAATGCCTGGTTCACGGAACCATGCCTCGATAACACCATCGGTGACGACCATTGCGTATCGCCAAGACCTTCTACCAAAACCAAGATTGTCTTTGTCAACCAACATAGACATCGCTTCAGTGAAGTGACCAGATCCATCTGGAATCACCTTAACGCGTCTCAAGTCTTGTTGACGTGACCATGCGTTCATCACGAACGAGTCATTGACCGAGATACAATAGATGTCATCGATACCCAGATCTACAAATCGATCAAAGTTATTCTCAAACCCAGGCAACTGCATAGTAGAACACGTCGGTGTAAATGCGCCTGGTAATGAGAAGATCACTACACGACGACCCTCTGTGTAGTCTGCCATTGTCGTCTCTTCCCAACGATATGGGTTTGTCCCTTCAATACTTTCATCACGTACTCGTGTCTGAAATGTCGCTTCTGGTAAAGTCATACCTGTAGTGGGACCGTTAATATTTCTCCAACCTTGATACTCTTCTGTCATTATTCATCCATCTCCGATAAATCAATAACTCCTTCACGGAGCCATTTCTGTTCAAGTTGAGTCAATGCGACTCTCTCATGTTGATTCGCTTCATGTTCTAACGGGTGGTCGTCATACCCTTTTCGGGCAATTATCCACAAGTAACTCAAATAAAATTTGACAACACCCATACGTTTTATTTGATAACAATGTTGTAGTTCGTGTCGGTACAAATGGACCAGTGAAAGTTGTGTCGCCTTTTCAGACTGCGCAACTGACCCTGTAGCATACTTACGTGGTCGCATGATTACATACGGCCACAATACAACACCACGAAAACGAGACTTCCAAGGAAAGATAGACTCGCTCTCTTTCTTGTACACAATCTTAAACTTCATCGTGAGTTTCCTGCTTAGACCATCTATCCAAAGTTTCTTCATGTATCTCTTTATGTGAAAGATACATTGTGAGTCCACCAAAGACCATAGGGCATATAAAGACGCAAAGAATACCTATTAATAAAATCATTTGTACATGCGTCCAATTATTTTATGGTATGTAATATCATGTCCCTCGGTATCTTCATTACCACCACACCAAGAACACTCTTCGTCCTTACCGACCCAGATGTCGCCATCAAACATGCAACTATGATGCCACACTATGGTTGACATGTTTTCCCAGAAACATTCATTGAATGTCTTATCCCAGACTTCATTACCTGTTCTTGAAATAGGCGACTCTGCGATCTGTATTAAATTATCCCAACTCACCTTGAGGCCTCGCGCTCTGCGATTGCCTCCTGACTAAATCCGCGCATTGCAAGTTCATTGCGCATCTTTCTTTTTAGTTTCTTATTACCTGTACTGAAGAACTCGTTCCACAATTGTGTGTTGTCGAGCTGGTGCATATAGTAATGCTTGTCGGTGTTACGTGAACGTGCGATAACACTCTTGTAGACTTGACTTTGCTTGTATTTTACTGGCATAATATAGATTCCTTTTATCCGGCTGAAATTTTGAGTGTTCCCAAATCGTTCCAAAGTTGACCCGCATTCAAAGGGTCGGTTGTGGGTAAGTTGCTGAATACGACTGTCGCGCCGCTCGCAGTAAGATCGGTCATCGTCACACCAGCACCAAACGTCCAATCGTTTGTAGTGTCGTATGTTAGTGAACCAGCAGCAGATGTACGAATGTCGATATCGTATTGGTTAGAGATGATTCTCTGGACACCTGTCGCTGAAATCTGAATCGAATTCAGACCGTCCGCCCTTGTTCTAGCACCGATGGCAATTGCATTATTACCACTTGCCCGAGAGAGATAACCCAACGCACTAGAATATTGTCCGCATAATGCACCAGAGTTAGGTCCAATCATAGTGGCATGAGAACTGGTATCTGTCGCCGAACCTGCGCCGTCACCGATTGCAACCTGAGAAGAACCGCCCGTCTTTGCATTATATCCTAATGCAACTGATGTGTTGCCATTCGCTAACGCTGTGTCGCCGATAGCAACATTAAAATCGCCTTTCGCGTCTGCATCTTTACCAATTGCAATTGCGGAACCTTGAGTTGCTTCTGCTGAAGTTCCAATAGCAATTGCGTGCTGAGCCGATATAGTAGCACCGTTACCAATTGCGAGTCTAAATGCATTAGCACCAATCTTCATTGTATATGAGTTCGGAGATTCAGCGCCGACAAGCTCTGTATCAATTATTGACTCGACAGCAGCAGAATCTAGACCGCCACCAGATGGTAAGTTCGTCAAACCAGAACCGTCACCAACGAATGCTGGTGCGTTTACTGTTGCACCAAACGTCCAATCGTTTGTAGTGTCGTATGTTAGTGAACCAGCAGCAGATGTACGGATGTCGATACCGTATTGTGTAGATGCACTAGTATTTGATCCAATTGCAATTGTGTTCGAAGTAGTTGCGCTCGCCCCATGACCTAATGCCAGAGCACTTGCCCCCCAAGCATTCGCTTGCATTCCAA